AGGTCGTCATCGTGAACGACTCGGCTGCCAACGCCACGTCGTCAGCGGCGAACACCTACTCGCGTGCCCTGTTCGGGCCGATGACGTTGGGAGTCTCAGACACCCTCGCAGTCACTTGGAACCATGACCTACTCGGCGCTTAGCGGTTCCATGTCACTGTGAAGGCGCTTGGTTTCCTCGATGACGACCCGGCATTGTTCCGGGCGGGTATCGCCTACCTCAAACGTCGATCGCGGTAACGTCCGGCATGAACCAACACATCGAGGAGCCGTAAACGATGGCTGGCTTTGGAACTGAAATCATCTTGGACGGTGCGGGTGAACCGATCGGCGCGTACCGCGACAACCAGTCACCTGACGACGTGCAACGGGTTCACCCGGTGCCGCGTGTCAACGCGAAGGGCGACCCGATCCTCGACGGGAACGGCGACCCGGAGACAACGATGCTGCCGTTGGACGACCCGAGAACAGTCGCCCAGCTCACTTCGGAGGGGCTTGTCGTCGACGGGAACGAAATCGTCGCCGCTGAACCTGCTGGCTGATCGGGAGGGCTAAGTGCCATTCGACATCCCGAACTATGCGGGGGCGACGTTCCCGTTCCAGTCGGCACCCGACTCGGTTGACTTCGAGACGATCACCGCCGGGTCGACGCTGACCGGGGTGGTTTCTGGTTGCGCTGTGACCGCTCAGGGGACACCTGACATGACGGTTGCGGTGGCGTCTGGTCAGGTCGCGTTCATCGGCGTCGCCGCGAACGTGACCGCTCACGCTGTGGTGACGGTCGGGGCGGCCGACCCGACGAACCCGCGGATCGACATGATCGTCGTCGACAACGCTGACAACGTGACGGTCGCTGCGGGCACCGCTGCCGCGGTCCCTGAGTGTGGGACACCAGCAGCGAACCGGGTGGTGTTGGCGATGATCTACGTCCCGGCTGCGGCGACGACGATCCCGTCAACTCAAATCACTGACAAACGGGTGGCGGTGTTGCCGTTCGGGACGGTCGCGGGGACGATCGCTCAGGGCCAAACAGCGGTGTCACCGTGTTACATCGTGGCGTTGGCGGTGGCACTCGGATGAAACAGAAAATCAACACCTACGTTTTCGACACGGCGACGTCGACGGTTCGTCTCACCGACTTCACCCACGTCGAACTCGACCGGTTGCTCATCATCACCGACGCCACGGTCGGCACCTGCCTGTATGTGTTCGCCGACTCGGCACCGGGCACAGCGACAGTCACCGGGCGTAACCAGTTCACGTTGAGTCATTCGATGGCGGGGTTGAACAACTCCGACGCTCTCATCATCTACTACGAGCTGGACGAAACCGACCCGATTCAGGACCGGCCGATCGAGGTGAAACTCGCCGACATCGAGACGGAGTTCCCGGTTGATGTCCGGTTGGACGGCGTCGACGCCCGCTCGGATTCGCCCGGTGTTCAGATCGTGACGTTGGCCGGACCCGGTGGGGATGTGATCGACGTCCAATCCGGGGGTCTCCTCGTTCGCGACTCGAACGCCGGTGACCTCGTCGTCGGCGGTTCCGCAGAGGGTGTCGTCGCCGGGCAGCGGGTTGTCGGGTCGTACGCCGAGTTCAAGGTCACGAACCCTTCGGCGGTCACGGCGACGACCGCGTGGTTCGACGCCGCGGCGTACCGGTCGGTGTCGGTGCATTGCACCACAGCGACGGCGATCACATGGTTCGGGTCAAACAACCGTGCTGACGCTGTCGCTCACGGGTTGACGACGGTCGCTTCGGTCGGCGGTTCCGCCCCGGCGTTGGGCAACGCGTCGGTCGCCGGTGTTTGGGCGGGGACGTTGCGAACCCGGTATTTCCGGCTGGTTCTCCCTGCGAACTCGTCGGTGGTGACGACGTTCTTCACCGAACCGATGGATCAGGCCGGTTCCGCGGCGATCGTGTCGGTGACCCCGACGGTTGACGGTGCCGCCAACGCGGCGGGGATGTCGACGACGACACAGAACTTGATCTTCAACGGCAGCACATGGGACCGGCTTCGGTCTGTGATCTTGGGTACGAACACGGTTGGTACCGGTGTCACCGCGGCGGGGATGCTCGCCCAGTACGACAACGTGTCTCCCACCCAAATCACCGAAAACCGGTTTGGGAACCTGCGGTTGAGTGTGAACCGTTCGTTGCATCAGGTGATTCGTGACGGGTCGCCGTGGGACCGTGAACGCGGCGCGCAGGTGTCGGAGAGGTACGCGTTGCTTGTCGAGGACCGCAACGCGGATCTGATCGACGGCAACCAAATCGTGCAAACGTCGCCGGGTGTTCAGGGCGTCGGGTTGGTCGGCCCGACCGGCGACCCGATCGACTCGATCCGCGGTGCGTTGTCGGTGTACGTCACGAACCCGGTCGTCCCGGCGCTCGGGTACAACAGTTTCCAAGGCGCAGTGAACGCGATCTCGGGGACGATCGGCAACTATCAGGGGTTACTGCTGGCGATCCGGGCGACGAACTTCGCGGCTGGGATCAGGTTCCTGCTGCTGTTCAACGACCAGCAGATCCCCACCGCGGCGTCGATCCCGATGCTGTCGTTCCCGCTTGTAGCTGGGACCGCCGGGAACCCCGGTCTGTGCAATGTTGGCACCGAGTTCTTCGGTGACGGCCTCTACTTCTCCCAAGGGATCGCGTGGGGGATCTCGACCACTGACCATGTGTTCGTCGCGGGTTCAGCGGCGGACCACACGGTGAACGCCTCGTACCGGTACTGACCGTGAAATCCAAGGTCACGAACTATGTGTTCGACCCGGCGGCGGGCACGATCCGTTTGGTTGACCTGCAATACGTTGTGCTCGACCGGTTGTTGATGGTCACCAACGCGACGCGTGGGGTGACGATGTATGTGTTCGCCGACGCTTCGCCCGGCGTCGCGTCGGTTGTTGATCGTCAGACGTTCAAGTTGACACCGTTGGCACCGGGGATGGCAGCCACCGACCAGCTCGTCATCTACTACGAGTTCGACGAGGAGGACCCACCACAGGACCGCCCGATCGAAGTGAAAATCGTTGATGTCGAAGGTGAAATCCCGGTTGACGTTCGGTTGGATGGTGTCGACGCGAGGGCGGAGTCGCCGGGTGTGAAGTTGGTGACGTTGTCCGACTTCGCGAACCAAACCGTCGACATCGTCAACGGTGCCCTGTCGGTCCGCAAACGAAGCTCAGGTGACCGTGTCGTCGGCGGTGATGTTGACGGCGCGGTCGGAGCGCAGCGGACCGTCGGATCGTATGTGATGCTCAACGTGCAGAACGCCGGGGTGGCGGGGGCGTTGACAGCCAGCCCGATCATCGACTGCGCCGGGTACCGGTCGATGTCTGTGTACCAAACGACCACAACGCAGATCAACTTTTTCGGGTCGAACGACCGGGTCAACTGGACGGCAGTGTCGTTGCAACGATCCGATCAGGCGGCAATCAACATCGCGGCGGTATCGTCGGCGACCGCCGGGTCGTTGTACGCCGGGACGGTCCGCACCCGCTACGTCCGGTTCACGATCACAGCGAACGTCCAAAAGGCGGCGGTCCTGTTCTTCTCCGAACACATGGACTACGCCGGGGCACCAGTCGCGTTCACCATTGCCACGTCGCCGGGTGACACGGTCGTCAACGCAGCGGGGAACTCGACGGTGGCGCAACCGATGACGTTCGATGATGTGGCGTTGTTGTGGGCGGCGAAACGCACGGTGGTCGACTCGGCCGACATGGTCGGCACCGGGGTCACCGCCGTCAGCGGCTACGTCCAACTCGACGAAATCTCACCGCTCATCCCCGTCGCGGGTACGACCACGGTCGGCCCGTTGGAGGACCGGTTCGCGGCTTGGCGTTTCACCCCCGCCCGCGCCGCCCATCTCAAGATCCGCGACGGCGGTCTGGCCGACGCCGAACGCGGCGCGCAGGTGTCCGACAGGTACGGGGTGCTTGTCGAGGACGCCAACGCTGACCTGTTGGACGGGAACCTTGTCGTGTCCACGTCGCCGGGGGTTCTGGCGTTGGCGTACGTCGGCCCCGACGGTCAACCCGTCAACGACCAGTCGTACGGCTCCAACGTGTTCCGCCTGAACCGGGTCCTGCCGACCACCGGGTACAACTCGCCGGGAACGGCAGCGTCGGGGGTCACCTCCCGCATCGGGGTGTACGTCACCGGTGTCGTTGCCACCAACGCCAACCCCGCAATCAGGTTCCTGTTGTTGTTCAACGACAACACCCCACCCACGGCAGGGTCAGTTCCCGCCCTGTCGTTCCCGCTCGGCGGCGGGTCAGGCTCCAACCCCGAGATCGTGGAGGTCGGCAAAGAGTTCTTCTCCAAGGGGGGGATGTGGTTCAGTCGGGGTGTGACATGGGGGATCTCAACAACGGACCATGTGTTCGCGGCTGGGACACCAGCGAACCACACTGTCAACGCAACGTACCGGGCGGCATGAAATGTTGATGAGCCAGAAAATCGGTCAAGGCCCCTCCGACGGGGTCGCGGAACTCAGCCAGTTGCCGTTGCGAGGCGAAACGACCGGGTCGGTTGTGACTTCCGAAGCTCACGGCCGTTACCACGACGCTGTGTCGGCGGGGCGGGTGTTCTCCCTGATGATCGCCAACAACGCGATCACCGTCGGGAACCTGCTGACAACAGTCATCCCGGGTCAGCAGAACATGTTGTGTTTGGCGAACCCGACCGGGTCGGGTGTCGATCTGGCGTTGTTGAAGTTCATGGACGCGTTTGTGAACAACATTGGTTTCAGAGACGTCGGACCGATCTGGCATGGGGTGTTCTACACCGATGTCACCACCGACCGTTTCAACAACCCACCGCAAGGGGTCGCGAGGAACCATCTGATCGGCGGCCCAACATCTTCCGCCCTCGTTTACTGGATCACCGCTGTCCTCCCGGCGTCGGCTGGTCTGCCGGTCCCGTTGATGATGTCAGGGGTAGGGGTGAACAGCGTCAACTCCGTGCTCCCGTCGCAGCTCCAGAATCAGCCCGACATGATCGACGGGGCGATCGTGCTCCCACCGGGAACAGCTTGGACCCCGCTGTGGGCTTCGACGTCGCCGTCGGAAGCCCAAGTCCAGTCGATCACATGGGAAGAAATCCCGAGAGAAAGGCCGGGGGCCTGATGGCTACCGTCGAACTGGTCACCGGCGCGGGAGGCAACTACCCCGACGGTTCGGACCAAACTCCGATCGCTGACAGCACCGGGGCGATGATGGTGTCCCCCGCCGGAACCCGGTTCGCTGAGGCTGTCCTGCGAGGCAACGTGTTCTCCATGATGCTGACAGCGACGTCAGCGGGGTGGGGAAACTTCCACATCGAGACCACTTCGATCGCTGCGGCGAACGTCCAGTTCTGTTTGTATAACCCGCTGTTCTCCAAATACAACCTGTCGCTCTTGCGGTTCGTGTACGGGTCGCAGTCAGGCACCGCCGGGGCGACGATCATCTGCCACGGCGGGTTCCGGCAGGCGGTCGCCCCGACGTTGGCGGCGACGACGACGATCAAGAACAACCTCCCGAACGGTCGACCGTCGGTCGCGACCGGGTTCATCTCCGCCGCTGGCACCGTGTTCACTGGGAACACGACAGGGGCGACGTTCGTCGCGCCAACCAGCTTCGCGAGCGAACCTTTCACCGTGGGGGACGCCCCGGCGATCCCCCGCCAGTCATGTTTGGAAATGGTCGATGGTGGGGTGGTCCTCCCACCCGGGACGGGGTGGGTCCCGTTTTTCATGGCGGGCCAATCGGGGGCCGGTTGGTTGGCGACACTGTCGATCACATGGGAAGAAGTGCCGATCCCACTACCGTTGGGCAAAGGGTTCACCATATGAGGAGCTGTCGTGCCGTCATCTGAAATCCGGGTAGGCCCACCGGGGCAGGCGTTGGCCGACGGCGAAACGCTGGTAGCTCGCGCTGACCGCACCGGGGCGTTGGTCATACAACAAGCCCACGCCCGTTCCACCGAAACAACGTCGCGGGGCAACGTGTTCTCGATGATTCTGACGGCGACAACCGGCGGGATCGCGGCGGGCCAGCTCGTCGCCGCGGCGGCGGCGGCGTCAACGCAGTTCGCGTTGTTCAACCCGGCCACCTCGAAATACAACCTTGTGATGATGCGGTTCGGGTACGCAGCCAACTCTGGTACCCCAGCGGCGGGGGCGTTGATCCACGGCCAGTTCTTCACCGTGCCGACGTTGGCGGCGAGCGGCACGATCCGTAACAACCGGCCCAACGGTCGGCAGTCGGTAGCGGTCGGGTACACCTCCGCTGCGGGCGCGGCGTTGACTGGTGGGTCGGCACCGCAGACTTTGATGGCGGCGGGGTTCTCGTACACCGCTACCGCTCAGGGTGCGACGACGACGTCGCCGACGTTGGAACAGGTCGAGGGGGCGATCGTGTTACCGCCCGGTACGGGGTGGGCACCGTTGCATCTTGGGGCTGGGACAACGGTGCTGAGTTCGTATTCGGTGACGTGGGAGGAAATCCCAATCTGATCGCCGCTGGTGGTCCCACTCATCCGGGTCGCTCGCAGCTATCGTGGCCGCAACCGTCCGAGGAGAACTCAACATGGCAACATCGGAAATCAAGGTCGGCCCTCCGGGTGGTGCGCTTGGCGACGCCGGGCAGGTGGTGGCGAGAGCTGACAAGACCGGGGCGCAGGTCATCACTCAAGGCCACGCTCACATGCACGAGGCGACGGTCCGCGGCAACGTGTTTTCGATGGCGCTCTCGGCGACAACCACCGGCGCTGCCGCGGGGAACCTTGTCGGCGCTGCCGCGGCGGCGGCAACCCAGTTCGCCCTGTTCAACCCGGTGTCGTCGGGTTACAACCTGTCGATCTACCGGTTCGGGTTCATCACCACCGCTGGCACCCCCGCGGCGGGAATGGTCATGCACGGCATCTACACCGGTGGCGTCCCGACCCTCGCAGCGAACGGCACCATCCGCAACAACCTCGTCAACGGCCGTTCGTCGGTCGCGACCGGTTACGCGTTGGCTGCCGGTACCGCTCTGACCGGCGGCACTGTCGGCCCGGTCGTGTTGTGTTCCGCCGAGTTCGGTTCGTCCGCGACGGCGGCAGCAACGCAGACAGTCAACGCGTTGACTCTCGCCGAGGGTGCTGTTGTGATCCCACCGGGCACCGGTTGGGTGCCGCTCCTCCCCGCCGCTGGCACCGGTTGGTTGACCGGTTACTCGGTCACTTGGGAAGAAATCCCAGTCTGATAGTCAGATGAAATCCGCCCTGACACCCGTTACGACCGTGGCGGTCACCGCCGAGGAGAACCAGCATGGCAACCAGTGAAATCAAGGTAGGACCCCCCGGTGGGGCGTTGGGCGACTCGGCGCAGGTTGTCGCCCGTGGCGACAAGACTGGTGCGCTGGTCGTCGCCGAAGCTCACGGCGACTACAACGAAGCCAGCATCCGCGGCAACGTCTACTCGATGCAGTTGGGGGCCACGACCGGCGCGGCGGCGGCGGGGAACCTTGTCGGCGCGGCCGCGGCGGCGGTCACACAGTTCGCTGTGTTCAACCCGGTTTCTTCGGGGTACAACCTGTCGATTCTGCGGTTCGGGTTCGTGTCGCTGTCGGGGACGACCGCTGCCGGTCCGATCATGCACGGCATCTTCTTGGGTGGTGTCCCGACGTTGGCGGCGAACGGCACGATCCGCAACAACCTCATCAACGGGCGCGCGTCGGTCGCGATCGGTTACGCGTCAGCGGGTGGCGCTGCGTTGACTGGTGGAACGCTCGGCCCGCAAATCCTGATGATGACAGCGTTCGGGTCGACCGCTGTGATCGTCGGTTCGCAGCAAACCGACGCCGGGGGCGACATCCAAGGGCTGATCGTGTTGCCGCCCGGCACCGGTTGGGCACCGCTACTCCAAGGCGTCGGCACCACCCACCTCGTCGCGTACTCGGTGAGTTGGGAAGAAGTCCCAGTCTGATAGCGGTAACCCGGACGGGGTGATCCCATGACCATCCTGTACCTCAAAGGCCCAAACCCACAGAACTTGAAGGTGTCGTCCTCGGGGACGTTCCTGAAAGACACCACCGGCGGTGGTGGCGGCATAGCGCAGTTGGTGACGATCACCGACAACCTTGGGTTGCTCGACGAAGTCATCGCGGATGTCGGGTCGTTCGTTGGGGACACATCAGGTCTGCTGGACTCCACGTCGAGTTCGGGTGGCACCACCGTCGGCGACCTCGAAGGGCTGGTCGACGACGTCACGATCGCGGCGGCGGCGCTCATCACCGACCTCGAAGGGCTGCTCGACACTCAAATCAGCGATGTCGGCGCTGTCGTCGGTGACACCGAAGGGCTGTTGGACCCGTTGGCCCCCGACGCTGGGGCGTTGATCTCCGACCTCGAAGGGCTGCTGGATTCGACGGTCGCCGCACCGAACGTCATCCCGATCGACCCGCTCGGACTGGTCGATTCTGAAATCAACGACGTCGGTGTGGTTGTCGGTGACACCGAGGGGCTGTTGGACCCGTTGGTTCCTGCTGCTGGAGCGAACGTGTCGGACCTTGAAGGGCTTGTCGATTCGACGGTCGCCGCGGCGGACGTCATCCCGATCGACCCGCTCGGACTGGTCGACAGTGAAATCTTCGCGGTCGGAGCGGTTGTTGGCGACACTGAGGGGCTGTTGGATTCGATGGTCGGTGGGGCGGGAACCACTGTCGGTGATCTGTTGGGTCTCGTCGACAACATCGTTGTCGCGGTGGACGTCATCATCACCGACTTGTTGGGTCTCCTCGACGACGTGACCGAGGTGCTGGGGTTGGGCGCGACGATCACCGACCTGATGGGGTTGGTCGACAGTTTGGAAGCCGCGGCGGGGGCGTTCGCTGGTGACACCTCCGGGCTGACAGACTCCACTTCGAGTGCGGCCGGAACGACGTCTGGTGACCTGTTGGGGTTGTTGGACGGGATCGTCGCAGCGGTGGACGTCATCATCGTCGACCCCGAAGGTCTCCTCGACGACATCACGACGGTCACAGGGTTGGGCGCGACGATCGACGACCTGATGGGCCTCGTCGACACGGCGACGGCGTCGGTCAACTTGTTCGCCGGGGACACCGAAGGGCTGCTGGACACAACTTCGGGTGCGGCGGCGACAACCGCTGGCGACCTGTTGGGCCTCACCGACGTAGCGGTCGCCGCGGGCGGGGTGTCAGTCACCGACCTCGAAGGTCTCCTCGACGTCATCACCGCTGATGTCGGGGTGTTCGTCGGCGACCTCGAAGGGCTGGTCGACGGGACCACGTTCTCCGCTGGTGTCGTCGTCGTCGACGGGGTCGGCCTCACCGACACCCCGGTCGTCGCGGTGTCGGTGACGATCACCGACCCCGACGGTCTCACCGACACGGTGTTCCCGCTGCGCGGTATCGGTATCGACGACCCGCTCGGCGGTCTCGACGACATCACCGCAACGGTTGATGTGGTCGTCGGCGACGTCGAGGATCTGGCCGATTCGCTCGCCAACGAAATCGCGGTGTTCCTGACCGACCTGTTGGGGTTGGTCGACAACGTCGTGGTCACGAACCCGTTGCCGCCGCTGGTCGGCTGTGCGACGGTGACGTTCACCGCCGACACCGGTGTCATCACCTTCACTGGTGACACGGCTACCGTTAGCCTCAGCGCAGACACCGGTTCTGTTGACTTCGGGAGGTGTTAGGTGAGCGTGTTCAGCGTGACAGCCGGAACCCGGATTCGGACGTCGTTCACGACGACGGATCTGTCGACGGGGGCGCTTGCCGACCCGGGTGTGGTGACGTGCAAGGTGCAAGACCCGGCGTTGGTCATCACAACGAACGTGATCCCAGCGGTGGTGCAGGACGGGGTCGGGTTGTTCCATCTCGACGTGGACGTGGCGACGTCGGGGGCGTGGACGGTGGAGTGGATCGGTTCGGGTTCCGGGCCGAACGTGGTCGAGTGCCGGTCGTTCAAGGCTGAGCCTGCCTGTTTGTGAAATCTTGTCGGTGACCGCAAGCTACGATCCCGGCCTGTGACACTGTGCGTCGCGCTTGACTTCGACGGGGTGATGTACCCGTTCACGCGTGCGTGGTCGGTGTGGTGGGCGTCGGTCGGTGGTTCCCCGATGTTCGACGTCGAACCTGACGTCAGGGAGTTCTGGTTGGCGTCTGGTGTGTCGTCTCCCGAGTTCTACGACCATCTGGCGGTGTTTGCCGTGGAGGAGGGTTACAGGACGCAGGAGCCGTACCCGGAGGCGTTGGTGGGGTTGATGGCGTTGTTCGACTCGGGGTGTGATCTGGTTGGGGTGTCGTCGCGTGCGGCGTCGCGGGCGGTGGTGTGCTCAACGTACGGGTGGGTGGCGGACTGGATGTTGCCGCTGCGGTCGGTGTCGCTTGGTCCGACGTCGAAGTTGGAGGTGGAGTGCGATCTGTTGATCGACGACGACCCGGCGGCGTTGTTGGCGTTGGAGGATTACGGCGACGGGTCGGGGATTCTGTTGGACCGCCCGTGGAACCGCGAGTCGGATCTGCCGAGGGCGTCGTGGGCGGAGCTTCCGGCGTTGGTTGCAGCGTTGGTGGAAGCGGTCGGATCTGCCCCGGAGGGGGAACGGAAGTGGGAGTTGGCTGAGGCTCTGGCCGAAATGGTGTGAAATCCTCAACCCGAGGTTGCGTATCGTTCAACTATGCGGTATCTTGACGTCAATCCACAAACGAAAGAGCACCACCATGTCAACCACAGTCACCACAACCCTCCGCAACGCATCACTCGGGGATCTCGTCGAGACGCTGAAATCCCAACAGGATCTCCGCTTCGACCACGTCGCCACAGCCAGCCGCCTCTCGTTCAAGGACGGCAGCCTCGTCATCGACGGAGCGGGCGACAAGATCATCACCGAAGCCGGGGTCGCTGACGGTGACGCCGTGCTCCGGCCGACCGACGTGTTCGACACCGGCATCGCCGACCGGTTGGGTATCCCCATCAAGTACCTCCGCCGGATGCGCTCCGAAGCCATCGCGGGCAGCTTCCTTGACGAGAACCCGTACGCCAACCTCCTCGACGCCAACGTCAACACTTGGCTGAACGCCGACCCGGAACGCAAGTACCTGATTCGCGGGTTCCTCTCCCCCGAAGGAGGCGAAGGGATGGCCCGGGCGTTCCTGTCCAACGGGTTCGCGGCGTACGACAACCTCGACTTCCTGCTCGCCGCTCTGGCGGGTGCCCGCGAGGCGGGGGTCAATCTCGACGTCGTCGGTGTCGACCTGTCGGAACGTCGGATGCGGGTCAAGGTGGCGTGCCCTGAAATCGCGGCGCTCGCGCCGGTCCTGCTGAACAACTACCGGTCGCCGTTCGACGACACCACCCCGGAGCGGGCGTTGGCGTTGGAGTCCCACGGTTGGCTGCGCCCTGACGACCGCCCGACGGTGTTCGCCGGGTTCGTGATCGGCAACTCCGAGACGGGGAACGGCTCGTGGTCGATCACGCCGCAGCTCACGGTCCTCGCTTGCCGGAACGGTCTCACGATCAAAGCTGACGCGTTGCGAGGTGTGCATCTCGGAGCGAAGCTCGACGAAGGCGCGGTGTCGTGGTCCGGGGAGACTCAGCGTCGCAGCGCGGAGCTGATCTCATCTCAGGCCGCCGACGCTGTCCGGTCGTTCTGCTCGAAGGAGTACGTCGACGCCAAGGTGGCCGAGATGGAGGTGAAGGCGGGGGTGCGAGTCACCAACCCGACCGACACTCTGGAGCGGGTCGCCAAGCAGTTCGGTTTCAGCCAGTCCGAGCAGGATCTCATCCTCGCCGACTTCATCTCTGGTGGTCAGTCCACCGCTGGCGGTCTGATGCAGGCGGTCACGTCGGCAGCTCAGCGTGTGTCTGACCCTGATCGTGCCGCCGACTTCGAGGATTCGGCTCTCGATGTGTTGGAGTTGGCGGTCAAGCTCGCCGGATAATGTGGTGTTCTCCGGTTGGAGAAGCCGGACCCTTCCTACAGGGGTCCGGCTTCTTCGCGTTTTCGGTGAAATCCCCCCACAGAGGTTGTGTATAGCGAGGAACTACGGTATATTGGGGTTGCAGGGGGAAGGTCCCCCGGGAAGGAGGAGGGTCGTGAGGATCTTCCACCGCCAGCCCCGCCGGGTGTTCAAGCCACGCCCGCCGGTTCGCCCACCGGCCACCCAGTTCGCCGCCATCCTCCGGGTTCAGCGGGCCAACTGACCGGGTGAGTCTCGGAGGGAGTCGGAAAGCGTAGGAACAACCAAAGACCGAGGACTGACCCTGTGAGTCGACTCGCTCCGTAGCCTACGAAAGTCCGGTTCCCGCCAAGCCCCATCCGGCTTCGTAAGACATTCCCTCTCACGCGGTGAAAGAGCCTCCGGTGGGTGGGGGATGTCTTACGAAACCAAATGGGACTGCCTCCCCGGGTTGCATAACGTAGCGTGAACCGCTACAGTGAAGTTGTGAGAGAAGCCACCAAAAGGACCACCACCATGAGCACCACCGCAGAGACCACCGAGTTCTTCTACGGACCGAAGTACCAAGCTCGCATCGCCAAGCTGCACTACGGCCCGACCGGCTTCGAGTGTACCCACTGCGGGCGCAAGCTCACCGGGGCCAACACCCGCTACGCCGTCGCCCCCCATGCCGAAGCCGATGATCCCGCCGCCCTTCTCGGGTCAGAGTGCGCCAAGGCAGCCACCGCCGCCGGGTTCACCGTCCTGACCGAGAACCCCGACTTCGACTACTGACCGACCACGAGGAGCACCACCATGAACGAAGCAGCCATCGCAACCTTCAAGGTTGGAGAGAAGTACGAGACCCGCTCACACGGTGACTACGACTGCATCTTCCGTTTCGAGGTCGTCGCCCGGACCGCGAAGTTCGTCACGTTCGCCCAGTACGGCAAGACCTTCCGAGTCGGCATCAAGATCCACGACGGGTACGAGTACGTCCTCCCCTACGGCGCATACAGCCTCGCCCCCATCCTTCGCGCCGGAGCAAAGCTGGTCGCAGCATGAGCTACCCGTACCTCAACTCCGATGCCCCTGAAATCGCTGACCTGTTCGAGCGTGGTGAAATCCCCGCCCCGGGCCTTACGGTCATAGCGACGTGCGCTGGCTGTGGCGACCGTGTGGAAGGGTTCCCCTCCGGCGAATGGTCGACCTGTTCATGCCCGGCGGACCCGGCGGCGACGCTCTCGGAGTTCTGACCTCACTTGGCTCCCCGGTCCGATGGGGTGCGCTCGCTAGTGTGAGTGGATGCGCCCACCGATACGGACTGTCGTAGCACCTGACCGGCGGGGCAGTTTCGTGATGCGCTCCCCGTCGAACCACGAGTCCCCGCTGAAAACGGTCGACGAGATCGAAGCGCCGATCACGAAAGAGAACTGGCAACAGGACGCGTACTCGTTCGTCGAAGCCATCGGCGAGGTCGGCTATGCACTGAACTTGAAGGCCAACATGATCGGCCGGTGCGTCATCCGCCCCGAGGTTCGCGTCCCGAACACCGACGAATGGGTCGAGACCGACGATCCCCGCGTGTTGAGAGTGCTGGCAGCGTTCAAGCCACCCGAAGGCGGCCAAGGTGAGCTGCTACGACAGGCCGCCCTCAACTATGAAATCGCAGGGGAGTGCTACCTGTTCGGCCAACCGATCGTTGACGAACGCAAGCGTTCGGCGGGCCTGTTGTGGGAGTTCCTGTCGACGTTGGAGCTGAAAGTCGAGAAGGGCGGCAAGGTCACACGCAACGCGTGGGGCGGTTCGCAAGGCAAAGCGGACGTCGACGTCGACGCGTACGTCGCTCGCCTCCACCACCGCGACCCACGGTACTCAGCTCGCGCTGATTGTCCGATGCGGCGCGTTCTCCCGATCTGCCGGGAACTGGTGCTGTTGACGCAGGTGATCGACGCGATCGCCAAATCCCGTCTCGCCGCCGGGCTGTTCTACGTCCCGTGGGAGGTTTCGTTTGGACCGTCGGACGAGTTTGAGAACCCCGGAGATCCCGCTACTGGTGGTGACGAGTTCGAGGAGGAACTGGCCCGACATATCAACTCGCCGATCGAGGATCGCACGTCGGCGTCATCGCTCGTCCCGCTGCTGATGCGCGGCCCGGCGTTCATCAAGGACCACCCGGCGAAAGACCTGATGGGGCGAATCGACCTGACACGCGACCTCGATGGTCTCTACAAGGACCTCCGACAAGAGGCTTTGGAACGGCTGGCGGCGGGCTTGGACATCAACCCCGAGGTGATGACCGGGAAAGCGAACCTGAACCACTGGACGGGGTACAACGTCGACGCAGACTTCATCGCGAAGCATGTGATCCCGTTGGGCGATGTCATCGTGGGGTTCATCTCGTCTGCGTATCTGCGGCCGATGTTGACGATCTTCGAGGCGTTGGAACCGGAAGAAACTGAGTGGTTCCGGTTGGCGCTCGATGTGACGCCGATCACCGCCGAGACGGACCTGTCGGACAACGCCACGACCGGGTTCGGACTTGAAATCGTGTCGGAGGACGCGTGGGTTCGCCTGAACGGTCTGGACGAGGCGGACATGCCGTCGACAGAGGAACGTGAGCGCCGGACCTTGGAGCGACTTCTGTACGCTCAGCCGACGTTGGGACCGGCGATCCTGCCGTTGCTGTACCCCGACGACAAGGATCTGCCCGCCGCATTGGAAAAGTGGCAGACCGGCCAGTCCGCGCCGGGTGGGGCGCAGGACCCGCCGGGAGCGATTGGGCCACCGCAGTCCGGCGGTGCCGAACCGCCGAACGTCCCAAGGTTGGCGAACGTGTCGCCGACCGTGCTCGGTGTGTTGCTCGCCGCGGCCGACCGCGAACTCGACCGGGGTCTGGAACGCGCCGCTAACCGGTTGATCTCGCGGTTCAACGGTATCGACCGGGAGGAAGCGGACCGGTTGCGAGGGTCGAAACGGTCTGAGGTGTTGACCGTCGCCGGTTCGGAGCTGGCGATACGCGCCGGTTTGGGTCGTGAGGAGCTGTTCTCGGGATGTTGGAACGATCTCCAAATCCGGGTGGCGGATTGGTTGCGCGTCGCTTTGGTCGATCAGGGCGCTGACCCATATCTGGCGCAGCAAAGCGCGGAGGTAGCTGCCGCCGAGTTGGCGGAGCAACTGTCGATGTACGCGGTGACAGCGTTGGACCGCCGCCTTTCGGTTGGTACTAACGGGTTCAAGATCCCAACCGAGTTGGTCGTGTCCGCGTTGGTGGCTGGCGACCTGATTCGGAGCTGAGACCATGCCCATCTTCTCGTTCAGCGAGGCGGACCGGAAGCGTTGGGCGGCGCAGGGCGCGCTAGCGGTGCAAACAGCGGCGGAACGCACGCGCGCCTCGATGGCGGACAACCTCGAAGCGTTCGGTGAGGACAGCTTCCCCGACGTCCCGGGCGAAGTGTTCGACCAGCAGGAATGGCTCGACGAGATGAACGGTGAGATCGCCGACTACTTCGACGAGATCGCCGCCGAAGCCGCGTACGCCTTCGCCGATGGCGCTGAGATTGACCCTACCGACGGGGAGGACGGCGGCCCGGGGTTCTTCACGTCGGCGGCGATCCTCGCCATGACCGGGTTGATCGGGTACGAGATCGCTCAGATGCTCTCGAACCGTGGTGAAATCGTGGCGGACCGTGTCGAGACGTTGATGGGCCGGGGGTCCGAGGACGGGTGGGATTCGACCCGTTTGGGTGACGAACTGGGGTTGGGTGAGGACACATCGGGGCCGTTGTCCGACGCGTTGGCTGAGGCGATGGGTGAGTCGTCGGCGACGTCGATCTCCGAGGGCGCAGCTCACGGGATGATTGAGCTGGGCCAGATGGTCGGCACGAAAACGTGGAACTGCATGTTCCGCAACTCGCGGGATTCACACATGGACGCTGACGGTCAAACCGTCGCGGTCGACGAACTGTTCGTTCTCGCTGGTGGCGAGGGGATGTACCCGGGGGACCCGGAGTTGCCCCCGGAGGAGTCGATCAACTGCGTGTTGCCCGACACGGTGCTGTCAGCGGATGAAATCTCGCGTGCTTACCGGCGGATCTATTCGGGTCCGGTGGTGAGGTTGTCCACCCGGGCCGGACACGATCTGACCGTTACCCCGAACCACCCAGTGCTCACCGGCCGTGGATGGGTTCCGGCGTGCGAGGTGCAACCATCGGTCGATCACCTCTATCGCCTCGTTGACGAGGCGGTCATCACGGGGGTTGATCCACACATACAAGGAGACCCTGCCTCCGAGGTGTTCGTTGCGGCTCGTGACGCCGGGGTCGTTCATCGGGTTGTTGGTTCTTCGATGGACTTCCACGGCGACGGACGGGTAACCGATGTCGAGGTTGTATCGACCGACCGGCTCTTGCGGACGTCCGACGTGGCCGCGTTGAGCAAGTCGTTGCAGGAGTTCATGCTCGTGGGAGCCGACGAACTGGAGGGTGCGCTCGCGGGTCCGGGCTTTGGCCGTCAACTCGTTGGTCCCGGCCTTGCTTCCGCGTCGGGCGGCGTGGGCGGCAACGACCGACGCGGGGTGTCGTTCTTGTCTGGTTCGTTGGGCTTCGCTCCGTCCTCGGAGTTCAGTCCCGGCTTGGGTGAGCCGATGGTTGATCGTCCAACGGGACACGTTGAAATCTCGGGCGAGGCTCTGGACGGACTCGCCGGTGTGGTAGCGGCGGACGAGGTCGTCAGTATCGAGTGGGGTCAATGGTCGGGCTATGTGTTCAATCTTGGCACGGCTTCCAACTGGTATGGGGCGAACGGGTTGATCGCCCATAACTGCCAGTGTTGGGTGACGTACTCGATCGACTCGCCGGATGAGGGTGTGGTTGAGGGTGAGGCTTCGGCCGACGAGGAGGGCGGGGCGTTGGCTGACATCACCCCGGGTGACGGCGGTGATGGGACGGCGGATGCGGGGGCTTTGTCGGTCGGGAGGGTCCCTCAGAAGCGTGGGGTCGGCCTCTACGCTGCCGGGGACGTTGCTTTGCTGCGAGATGGGACCGATTCGGTGACTTTGGTGAACTCGAAATCTCTTGCGGACAACTCCAACGGCGGGCGTTGGGCTGTTCGCGAGTTCGGTGGCCCGGGGTCGGGGCCACACAAGTTGACCGACGCTGAGAAGGCTGATCGCGCTGAGCGGAAGGCTGTGATCGACGAGCAGAAGTCGTTGAAGGGCACGACCGGGAAAGAGGGTCGCCCTCGCGACGAAGCGAAGATCGCTGAGATCCGCGGCACAAAAGGTTCGGACACCCAAAAGGACTTCAAGGACGCCAACGGGAAATACACCCCTGAACGTCAAGCTCTCCACGCTCAGATCATCGCTTCGTTCCTTGAAGGTGTACCCAAGGCTGACGGGACACCGTCGGTGACGTTCCTTGGCGGCGGTCCGGCGGCAGGCAAGTCGACGGTCGAGACTTCGGGGCGGAGCGGTATGCCGAGCACCGCGAACCGTGAGGCGGTGTTGGTCAACGCTGACGAAATCAAGAACATGCTTCCTGAGATGGACAAACTCGTCGAGGCGGGCGACCGGGGCGCAGCCGGGTTCGTCCACGAGGAATCGTCGGACGTCTCGGCGATGTTGCTACAGGCCGCTCTCGACGGTGGTTACCACACTGTTGTCGACGCTGTGGGTGACAGCTCAACGGAGAAGATGGGAGCGAAGATCGACGCTGCCCGCGCGTCGGGCGCTGCGGTCAAGGGTTTGTATGTGACCGCTCCAACTGATGTGGCTGTGGCGAGAGCTGAAGCTCGCGGTGAAAAGAAGGGGCGGTTCGTGGGCGAGTCGATTGTCCGGGCCGGACATGCGTCGGTGTCGAGAATCTTTCCGCAGATCGCAGACAAGTTCGATTCGGTTCAACTGTTCGATTCGGGCACCGGCGGCGAACCCAAACTCCTTGGTGAGGGAACGTTCGGTCAACCATTCACGGTCCACGACGACGCCGGGTATGGCACGTTCTTGGCGAAAGGTACTGCCTGATGGCTACTCCAGAGTTTGACGACATGGTGAAGATGTTGACCGACATCCTGAACGAACGCGAGTTCAGCGGTCCGCCCGAATGGAAGGCGACGTGGGACACACTTGTCGCTGAGATCGACGCGATGCCCGAAGGGGCGGTTGTTGACATCCCCAATGAAATCCCGTTGGTGGAGCCACCCGAGGGCGGGTGGACCCCGCGGGAACCGGTGGCCCCGGTGGCCCCGGAGGGAAACGCGGACACCCCTGTCGCTGCGGCGAACCTTCGTGGCGGCAACTTCTCGTACCAGTTGCCGTCGAACCCGGCTGGTCCTGTCCACATGATCCAGTGGGGCACCCCGGAAGGTTCGTGGGTTTCCCGCGCCAAGACGTTCGACCGGAACTCTGACGCGGTGATCGTGTCGTTGGAGCCGACACCGCTCGAAAAGTCTGCGTTGGCTGTTGGTGATGGCGCGGCGGCGGACGGTTTGCATGTGACGTTGTGCAAGTTGGGAACGGTTCAGAGCTTGGGTGACGAGGGTCGCCGTCTGATCGGGTCTGTGTGCGCGTTGCTTGGCGCTGAGTACCGTCCGATCGAAGCGTCGATCGGTGGGATCGGCTGGTTTGGCGCTGCGGACGCTTCGACGGTCGCGTTGGTGAACGGTGCGGAGCTGCCAGCGTTGCGGCACGCTGTGTGTTCGGCGTTGGCTGAGGCGGGGTTCCCGGCGGTGGACGATCTTGGGTTCATGCCGCATGTGACGTTGGCTGACGGGCCTGTTGATGCTGCGTCGGTTGTCGGCCAGTCGTTGACGTTCAACGAGTTGCGAGTGCGGTGGGGGAACGAGGTGTTGGCGTTCGACCTCATCGGGATAGCGAAACCCCCGGTCGCGCCGGAGCCGATCCTCGAAATCGCCCCGGAGGCACCGCTGACGTCCGCTGAGCGGCTCGA